CTTTTTATTTAAGTTCTCTTCTAGTGTTGTATAATCATATGGGGTCTGCACTAAGGCAAACCCCATATTAATCAACTTTTCACACTTAAAAGAAGAATCAACAATATTCCTCCCAAATTATACAAGTTCCTCCTGTACATTCACATAGATACCATCAACTTTATTATCTGGAATAAACAGATCATGGTACTTTCTATAATCAATCTTCCAAGCATTAGCTGTTTGGTTTGTCATAGGGTCAAATATTCTCGGAACATCCGTTTTAGAAACTGCAATTGCACTTTTTCTAGCAGTAATAAGCCAGTTAATAGTTTTTGCTACATCCCCAGAACCAGCTCCCCCAGCAAGGGACTTACTAGCTGATGCACTCTGTACAGTTGAACCAGTAATAGCAGTAGCAGTAATCAAAGACGCACCATCGCCAGTGAAGGTTAATGCCGCTATTTGAGTAGCTGTAACAGACAGGGCAGCAGATGAACTATTAGTCCCTAATGTAATAGTAAGCTTGCCAGTAGCATCAATAACGCCAGCAGTTGCAACGCTTGCACCTGTGCCTTGTACAATTGTAACTGTGTAAGCATTGCCTGCTAAACCCGCAGAAGCGGCTTCGTATTTAACTCCACCTATAGTAACACTGGCTTTTGCAACTGGAAGAAACCCACCTGCTTCTTGACCAGTAGTTGTACCGTTATTAAATGCAAAAGAGGTTTTCATACGAGCCGAAGGTACACGAATGATAGGAATACCATCAAGTGCCAGAGTTTTCATAGCGATTTCACCTTTTTGGAAATCAACTACATTAAGTCTTTTGGTGATTTTATCTGATAAATCCAAGATTGGAGCAACAGACATATTTAAAGAGATAACGAGTGGAGTCCCTTCACCAACTTTATCATAGACCTTATATACATCTGCTAGCAATTTGTCCATGATATCAGCAGTAACAGGAGTATACCCACCTGTAGCCTTGCTCCCGGCAATTGCTTTAGTAGCAATTTTGGAATATCTATAAGCATCTACTTCAGGAATTACCCTAGTATTCTGGAATTCTCCCATTAATGTAGCCGCATTAAGAACAAAGTTTGTTTCATTCACATCCATAGCATCAAGACCAAAGGTTCTTCCTCTGTCTTGGCTTAAAGTATGTGTTTCATATGACAGAGTAACAGAACCTTTTACAAAGCCGTTTTCTCTGTCATAATCAGCCATGCCATCCATGACAACTTTCGGAATCTTTACCTCGTTACCGCCATTATATTTAACCATATCGGAATTAAGTTCCATCCATCCAGAAGTAGCACCTGCCACCATTGCAGTATCAAGTTCAGTTTGGAAAATCTTTGCATATTCAATCGTATTAGCCATTATAAATTCACCGTTCCTTTTCTAAATATAATTTAAAATGTTCCGTTTAAACCTTTACGGATTTGTTCTTTTATTAAATCCGCTTCAGTTTGATTGCTGTTTTTGGGTGGTTTGTAACTGTCGTTTCCTAATCTTTCTTTGACAACGTTTTCAATATGCGTATTGAAGACATTAGCCAAAGTATCAAGATTCTTATATGTACCATCTTCGTCATCACCCAAAAAGAAAGAAACTAATTCTTTTGGCAGTTTCTTTTCATCGGCTTTCAATAAGCTTTTATTCAATAATGTTTGTCTTTTTTCTTCGGCTTCTTTTTTGTTGAGTCTTTCCGTTAATTCTCTGATTTGCTTTTGTTCTTCAGTTTCTGCCGGATTGCGCTTTGTAACCTCTTCATTGATTATTTTTTCAAGGTTATTTGTTTTCCAAGTCTCAAGCCCCTTCGTAAAGTGACCATCAATCTTTGGCTGAATCAACTTCTTACCTTCTTCAGTGTCAAGAAAATTATTAACTCTATCGGCTGTAACAAAACCGCCAATATAGTTTTTAACCTCTTCATTTTGAGCATTTTGCTCGATATAGCTTTTTACTTCATTTATATCCATTTATTTTCTTTCTCCTTCCGTCCTTATAGTTCACGCCTACAAGTCCATAAATATAAAAACAGGCTATTAAACCTGTTATTAAGCTTGGTTTTGCTGATTTTTGACATCACGAATTGTGTTAAGACAATACTTCTTGTTGTCATTGTAATTCTTTAACCATGTATCTTTTTTAAAGTCGTTGAATAGTTCCATAGTCTTTTCATTTTTCGAAAAGGCAAAAACACACAGCCCTTCCTCTTTTCTTGCTTCGAAATACTCAGCACCATTACACATTAGGTATGCTGCAAGATTGGTATCCTTAGTTTTAAACATTTGATTTTCCATAAGTAAATCTCTCCTTTAAATTTTATAAATTATTTAATTCCTTTTGATTTCGACCAAGAATCATAAGAAGAATAATCAATTATAGGTTTATCCCCCTGGTTTTCCCTCTTCTTAGTAGGACTCCAGCCGGAAACAATAGGTATCAGACAGCATCTATCTTCAGGATGTAGAGGCGGGGCAGGATGATTTTCATTCTTATCCCATGACTTTCCATCTAAGGCGGCACAATCATCACAAACTTTGTTATCCAGCGTTGCATCCCACATTACTTTTTGGACAACATCAGAATCAAGATATATTTGATTTTGTGCTGCTGTTACAACCCTTGTTAACTCTGTATTAATAAGTCTCTTTGACTGATAAGCACTTGAACCAAATTGATTCTTAATCACTTTAGCCATCTTATCAACGGAATGGCCTTGAATAATTCCGTTTTCAATTTGTTTATGTAAGGAATTAATAAGCAATTCTTTGTTTTTCCATATGCGGTTTGAAAATGTTGCTCCTTCAAATTTTGCATTAACAGCAGCTTCCACCATTTTGGGGGTAAGCAATGAAAAGTTAATCGTTGTAGAAACACCCTTATCAATGACAAAAGCAGTCTGATAATACGACTGCTTGTAAATCTCATTTAATATTTTTGTGGTATGTTCTAAATCAATATTGCCTAGCTCTTGAGCCTGATCTTTTAACTGCTTTTCCAAATTCTTCAGAAATGTATATCTTTGTTGCTTAGACAATTTCAGTATACCGTCAACGGCATATTTAACATAGAGCTGAGCGATTTCTGTGCGAACATCATTTAAGGCTTTTTTATATGCTTGAATAATCGGTTTTATATCCTTCTCAACTTGCTTGTCTGCCAATTTCCTTATGTTTAAGATTTCTTTTTGCAGGTCATTCATTGTCATCATCCAGATCGATATTCATAGCTTCTTCCTGCTCTTTCTTAACCTGCTGTTCTTCAAACGAAACATTATCAATAAAGCTGAATAACTCTCTTGCAGTCTTTTGGCTTACTAAACCTTCAGGTAATTGAGACAAGATTTGAGCAGACATTAAATCGTCTTGCGGCAATGATGGACTAAACTTAAGGCTGACAAGCTTCCAATCGTATTCCTTGTTCTGTAATATGTATAAATATTTAAACAGGAATCGTATTCTATCCCTAATCAAATTGTACATAGCATCAACATTAGATTTACATTTGTTTTCAAGGTTTAATTGCCTTGTTCTCATTGCTAAGCTAGAATTATTGCTTGGAACTTGGTCATTATTATTGATATGGCTGGATAATTCGTACATGTTTTGCTTTATTTCTTTAAGCGTGTTCATAACAAAATTATCATTGATATTCTTGGTAAGCCATTCAACAACAACATTATTACCAGTACCCTTTAAAATCCCTAGCTTTTTCATATTAGGAAGATCTTCCGGGTCGAATTCAACGTTCAACATCTTTAAATATGCTTGCCTGTATTGGCTGATTTCATGAGATAAGTCGCTAAGATTCGTCTCATACGCATCGGACAAAGTTTTTATATCTTCGAATAGCGTGTCATTTTCATTATCATCAACCAAGCAGACACCAACGGGTATTTCACCAAAAATATGGCTATCTTCACCAATACAAACACCATCTTTGTAATGATAAATCTTATCTGAATCATAGACATCCATATATTTAGTTCCAGTTTTATCTAATGCCTTTTTAAAAATATGAAGAAATAGTTTTAATTCATCGTCCTCAGAATAGGCATAACCCTCTAATGGCGTGAGTATTCGAGAGGAAAATTGGGATATTTTATCTATGTAATAAATCTCGAATGATTTCCCGTATAGCAAAGCCCTGCGAAATAACTTCTTGTCATGATCCTTTTTCCAGTGAGCCAATTGATATTTAACGACCTGCTCCAAATCCTGTTCCATATCCTGATTAATGTAGGTGATTGGAACACTGAGGATATAATCGACCTCTTCTTTGATAAAGCGTTTAAGATAATTGTTTTTTATCTTGCTTGTAGAGGTGGTATCAACACTAGACTTTTCTATAACTACATCGGAATTATTCTGATAGTATCTTTGCATTCTTTGGTAATAAGGCAATTGATATTGATAATCTTCTTGGCATCTATCAATAAGATTTTTTAATTCTGTACTTACTGGCATTTATTCACTTCCTGTTTTTAAAATAGTAGTCGTTTGTCTAGGAATTCGAGTTTATGTATCTGGGTTACTTCGTCAATAAGCCTGTCAAATTCCGATAGTGCATCAGGTGCATCATCATGTTTGGCAAACTCGTTATACTCCAAGACTTGATTACAAAAGTCTGAATCCTCTTCATTAAAAATAATAAAACCGGAATCAACTTTTCCGGCTATTGATACTATTTTGTTGTATTTGTTCTGTGACTGTCTTTCACAATCAATTATAATATTACGTTTGCTCAGGATTATATCTTCCATAATTCGCTTTCGGATTTCTCTTTCATCGGCAGAATTAAAAGTGTTTTTCTCAATCCAAATAAAAGAGATATCAGGATAATTCTTCAAAAGTTCTATAACTTTCGATATGTAATCATCAAAATTAAGCTTATTGATTATTCCTTTTCGAATGTATCTAAAACCATTGGCAAGCTTTGAACCTACACAAAAAGCAGTATAATCATTCTTTGCACCTGTCTCAACAGCAGGATCACAGACAAGGATTGTTTTAACATACTCATTATTTTGAGCTTCCATTTCCTTTTCGGATATAGTCTTGATTTGATGAAATATTTTCTCGCCAAGCTTTGAAGCATCGTTCATAACCTCTGACTTAAATCCCCTTGGATCTGAATAGTACATTAAGGCCAAATCAAAAGCAAAATATTTATCAGGCCAAAGAATATTGAAAGACATTTCCTCTTCATGCTCATAATAAAACTCCTTCGCTTCAATTTGAGCATAAGGATTTTTTGCATTATAATATATATTTTTGAACTCAGACCATAGCGAATTATTAGTAAAATAATCATCAACATCAGAAAAACCTTCAGGTACTTCCATACCCCTTTTTAGTATTTGCAGGAATGTTTTGTCCTTCAGTAAAGAAGAGATAAAGTCATTCTCTGCTAGGACTGTACCCAAACAAATGAATTTAGTCCCAGGCTTTATCTTTCTACCATCTCGGAATACAGAAGGATCACCAGCATAAAGAACATCCTTTTGAAATATTTCAAGTTTTTTTTGCTTGGCTTGTTCAGATAGGCAATCATCTAGTCCCGTAATATCATCACAAATTATGTATTGTGGTCTTTTTCCTTGGTGCTTCCGACCACGTAATGAGCTAGTAGAAGATAAACATTCAATTTTACTGTTATTTGCTAAATGAAGTTCATTTTTATTAATAGTAAATCGTTTAGTATCAATAAGAGCACCAAACGATTTTTTAATATATTCATTGTTTTCAAAGGCTGCACGAACATCAGATAGAAATTTTATTCCATCGGCTTCAGTTTTTCCTTGAACAATTGTATAGAATGACTTCTTATAACATGCTAACCATATTACTAAGGCAAATGTGACCACGGTACTTTTTGCGTGTCCCCTTGGGAGACATAATACCAAACGGTCAAATTCATCTGTAATTATCATAGTTTCAAGAGTTAGCCATAATTCAAAATGAAAATCTGCCAATTGTCTAGCATCATTCTCATCCTTAACTCTGAATATATCCTGAAGATAATAGAAGCAAAAGAACGATATTGATTTCTCGCCTAATGACCAGGCAATACTATGATCACCCCAAAGATTATTTTTGTGAGTTGTCATAAGCTCTTTAGCTTTATCTATACCATAAAACTGGGTTAAATATCTTAAAAGAAGAACCCTGTCTTCTCTATCGTTTTGAATAATATTTGATCACCTTCTTTGAGTTTGAAAATTATTATAAAAATTGTAGAGCTAACCGCCGCCGCCCCTCTTCGCCGATTCGGATTTAGAAAGGTACGGGGTAATAAAAAAGAGTGATGTTTTCTATCACTCTAACAATTCAAATTAATCCTAAAATTATCTAATGTTCGGAAAATTATGACCAGAACACACGTTTGCGTCCGATAAGAACGCTTATGTAAACTTTTGTTTTTTTATATAACCCAGTTTTATCAACGGTTTCAGTAATCATTATAACTTTACATAATGATTATTCTTATTAGATACTAGATGTAGTAGTATCACTCTGATTGGCTTTCAATTATCGAAATGAAAATCCGAACTTTAATAACAGATAATTATTTATTGTTCAGATTTATGTTACTATATAATAATAGTTATATGGTAGTCTCTTATGGTTAATCGATTATTTAACCAATTTCAAATTTATTATCTCTTCATCGGTAATATCGGACAGTGGGTCAATATACTCATTGTCTTCTTTATTATCAGTCACTTCGAGACGAGAGGTAGGTTTTCCAAGGCTTCTATCTACCCAATCAACTATTAATTTTGCTCTAGT